ATCCATGTAGGTGATACGGTGCTCCCTGTCGAGCAGAAGATATACCGGGACAGTAACTATACGGCTTATGTCAGTGGTTACAACCCGAACTTGGACAGTCTGAAGGTATATCCTAAAACTGTCACGGTTACTAATGATATTGTGCGCATACCGAAATGTCCATCAAAAAAATGGGGATTAGGAATTCAGGCAGGATATAGTTATCCGGCGGGGAGTTATGTAGGAATTGGAATTAGTTATAATTTGTTGGTGTGGTAATTTATTTGTATAATTGCAGAATTATAATATAAAGAAGAAAGGAGGTTCAAAATGAAATAGAACACTATACCGAGGATTATCCTCACAACGCTACGAGTAGAAGCGTAGTAGTACAAAAGCAGTTCTTTTACGGCTTAGAATGAAAAGAAAGCCGTCCTCCTTAATGATTGACAGTCGACAGGAGATGAACACCCAAGGCGTTGTTACGGCTTTCTTAAGTTGTAACAAGGTTTTGGGTGTTTTGTTTTCCAATCTTTAAAAAAAGTATCGATGAGAATAGAGGAATTATATCAGGATATCATAATCATGGTATGTGATGTTACAGGCATTGATGAGGCTGACATATTGCATAGCAACCGCGAAGAGTGTGCCGATGCCCGATACCTCCTTGTAATGGCGTTATCCAAGATGATGACCGATGAGGAAATTGGCAGGGTTATACACAGGACCAGGCAGGGTGTATCTTATATCCGTTCCAACAGGGCAAAATTAAGCAAGTGGATTGTGGCAAGCAATTGGCAAGTAATCAGCAAGTATATCGCAAGCAAGTACTTCATTTGCCGCTGAATTATGGCTTCCTTTGCATGTGGCTCAATGAAGGGCTGCAATACAAAATACAAGTTATTATGGAAGCAGAAGTAAAACAAGTAATCAAGGAAAAGGAGTATGTCCATGGCGAAGATCGTAAGGAATATGCTTCTAAGGGCGTGGGTAACGCAGCGTTGACTACCGGTATTATCGGTACGGCTTTGGGTGCAGCCGCATTATGGGGTCGCGGAGGTCGCATTTTTGGTGGTGGCGGTATGCCGGAAAACGTAAACATCAATACGGTCAGCGATGCCATTGCCGGGCGTTCGGGTGTGGCTCCTACGGCATTCCAGGCGTGGGAGAAGGGATGTGAGGAAGCTTTGAGTTTAACCAATACCATTTGGGGGCTTAAAGTCAACACTCAGGAACAGATGTACGCACATCGCGAGATAGACATTAACGAAAAATGGCAGCTCTACAAGTCACAGGTAGACGGTGACTTCGGAAATTACAAGGTTTCGCGTGACCTGTACGATAACATGAATGACAAGCTGAACACAGCTGCATTCGGCCTGTACAAGGGACAGCGTGACCTTTACGACACACTTAATGAACGTTACTCCGCCAAGTTCTGTGAGCTGGACAAGAAGGTATACGGAATGGAGGTTGCCAACCTGTACCAGAACAAGATTATTCAAATGGGTATGGATAGCGTCCTGAAGGAAAGCATGTGCTATACGGACCGCAAGACATGCCGTGCAATCTATGGTGTGGTGGGTTTGCCTTCAACCCCGACAGTCAGCGTGCTGGAAGGGGCGAATCCTTACGGATGCAACTGCCGCCCGCAGTCAACCGCCCCAAGCGCGTAAGACGTAAGAAACGTTAGTGGTAAGTCCCTTCGGGGGCATACCACTTTCTTTATTAACCACTGACAAAAAAATAATGAATATGTTTGAAAATGACCCTCTACTTACATCCGGGCGTAACCTGGAACAGTTGGCGCAGGAAAATGAGATGTACCAGCAGAAGTTACAGGCTTTGCAGCAGTTTCCCAAGACGCAGCCCGTACAGCATACCGCAACTCCTGTTTGGGATGAGATAGACCGTATTGTCTCATCTCTCAACGATCAGGAGCGCGGCATCCTGAGCAACAATAAAGAGTACTACGATAACAGCATGGCTATACAGGAGATGGTTAATGCCGAACTTCTTCTGCTGGTCAAGGGCAGAATAGAGGCATCTGCTGAAGGTAAGGCCATATTGGAGCAGCAGCTGTCATTTGTAAGGCGGACATCGAAAACGGCCAAGGAGGAGACCGCCAGGCGTGATGCTCTGTTCAGGGAGTATGTGACGGAACATAGTGATATGACATGGCAGGAGTTTATCGACTGGAAGAATGGAAAACCTCAATCTAAATCGAAAAAATGATGGGGGCAAAGAAAAGTATAACAGAGATTAAGGACAAGATGGCTGATTCGCTGTTGTTGTGGGTTGATGACAGGATTGACACGCTGGTTGAGGCTAACCCGAAGCTGAAGGTCGCTTCGGTGTATTTGAAGAGGGGTGCAAAAAACTATATCGCCAAAGAAAGAGACAACCTGAATACAATGATTGACAATGCCTCTTTGTTTTTGTGTGACGAAAACGGCAACATTGATGCGGATATGCTGTTTAACGACCTCATAGTAATGTTTCGCGAGATGGATGAGATGCCGTTCGGAAAAGGTTTTATCCGAGGAACTATAGGTAAGGGAAATATCCGCATTGCGCTTCCCGACAATCCGGTATCGAATATCCTGTTTGGCAATACAGGGGCTATCAGGATAACAGATGCCGACCTGATAGAGTTTAAGAAGCTGATGATAGAATGACATATTGAAAGCAAAAACAAACGTTTGCTGTTACAATTTGATATGCCAAAAGATTTCTTTTTGCCTGTCAAAAAGATACAAGTACTCCGAGAAAACAAAACAGATTGATAATATATAATATTAACGACATGGAATATAAGGATATGATTAGGGATGCCAAGGCTAACGGTGTAGCCTCCGACAAGGCGATGTGGCAGAGCGTGGACACATTGAGTGATATGCTGTGTATCCTCAGGGATGAGCACCCGGACGAATACTGGCGTTTTATGCGCAAGCAGCACTCCATACTGTATGGAAGCCATTACGACAAGAATTTCGCTGAGCTGGACGTAGAGCGAATCAGATATACAGGTCCGGGCGGCGACAAGAAAACCGGTGCTCACTGGAGTGTAGACCAGATAGATGAGGCCACCAAGGGAGTATCATTTCCTAGCGGTACGACCAAGTGGGACAAGTATGTAGCCTTCAACTCGTTCTACGCGGATATGTGTACAGTGTTTGACGATGCCCAAATACTTAAGGGTGCGCATAAGTTTTACTTTATGGATGAGGACGCCCCTCAGGGTAAGATATGGGTATATATGACAGCAATGATGTATGGTTAATACATGATAAACGCTCTTTGACTTGTTGGGATTACCGTTTAAATGTTAAAAAAGCAGGTAAATAGTAATTTCCTCACTGTAATATTTTGCAGTAACAAAAAAACTGCTTATCTTTGCATCATCAAAATAACAATAGAACCGGCGGCAACGGATAAGCGGCATAAGACTATGAAGACTACGGAATTATACAGTAAAATCAAGGAATTAGGTATTAATGCGGAAATGACCTCCATGTTTTCTTACCGTATCAATAAGGATAAGAGATTCAATTTGATACAAGTCTTTGACAAACCGTCTGTTAAGTTGATTAGCTTGTGTGACTCTTATGGTTGTCAGTTAATCGCTCAAACGCTCAACAGGCGGAATGCTTCCGGACAAATTGAGCAGGTAGTAACTTACGATATTTACCCTATAAATCCGAACGACATAGATTATATAGTATGA